CAGAAACGCGTCGAAGGGCGACGGTTGCCGGATCCCGGGCGGATGATCGCCGAAGAAATGCGCGGCCCCGCCCGTCCGCTGCAAGTCGTAGCCGAGGAGCACAATGCGCGCCGCGCCCAGATGCACAGCAAGGTTGATCGCCTGGTACCCACTATTCCGACCGGTGCGCAGCGCACCCCGATCCTGTGTTTCGAGGCCATCGGTGCCGCTCTGGCGGAGCGGTTGCCAACCCGGCCACTTGCCCGTGGTCACCGTCAGCGAGTACTTCAAGCCGTGAAAGTCGGGCACACCCTTGTAGTGATCAATCCAGCGGTGGTCACACGCGTACAAGACATCGGCCCATGGACAGAGGCGCCAGGCGTCATTGACGGCAATCACTTTCGCGCGGCCCCGACACTGATCGACATCAGCTTGGTTCAAGCTGGGACCGGTCCCCAGACACACCACGGTACTGTCAGGCCACAGGCGCGGCACGATTGTCATTGCTCGGCCCTCGCGACCACCGGGAGTTCCAAGCCCTCGCGATAGCCGATCTCGGCGGGTGGCTTGAGGTCGAACACGCGGCCGTTCCACACGACGCGATGGGTATCTGCCGCAATGTCGTCACGAAAATAGATCCGAAACACGCCATCGATGGTGCCTTCGAGCCGTTGCGCGGCGAGATAGCCTTCGCGCGTCGTCCCCGGCAACCACTGCGCCCACACCCGCTCACTCGTCGGATAGGCGATCACTTCTTCCCCGGTTTCCGCGTTCGTCGTTTTCACCGCGCGCTGCAGATAGATTTCCCGATCGAGATCGCCCGCGTTCATGCCGTGCGCCTCGCCGGCACGGTCGGCAGGGCCGCATATTTGAAGTTGCGGAGAATCGCTTCCGCGCCGAAGGGGAGTTGCGTCAAGCCGCGGCTCGCGTCCGACACTTCGGATCGATGCTGATGAAAATGCCCGACCAGGAGCAGCAGCGCCACGCGTAAGAGTTCCGGCACCGATTGCCGCGTACTCCCATAGCCGGCAACGTACCGAATGCGCAGACTATTCGGCGCCGTCACGCTCACGCTCGGCCAGGATTGGCCGGTGAGCAGACTCACGCGCCCACGCGGACAGGTGTCGCCTTGTGGCGCGATGACCTGATAGCTGTTCGCGTCCACCGTCGCTTCGGGACTCGTCCCCACCTCGCCGTAGGTGATGCTCACCACAGATTGCAGCGGCGGATGTGGCAGTTCGATATCGCCATCGGGTGTCCCGTTCAACCAGTAGTCCCACGTCGCCGTGATCAACTGTCGGCCGGTTTGTTCTTCGACATGTTGCCGCGCGGCTTTGATCCACCAGCGGAGCAGGCCGTCTTCCGTCGTCGACGTCAGGCGCAGATGATCGCGCACCTCGTCGACCGACAAGGGTTCCACCACGGGAGGGGTGACGAGCGAGTGGAGGCCATCGACTGCGATGAGCATTAGTACGCGTTCCGTCCTGCTGGTCCTGGATCACCTTTCGGTCCTGCTGGACCGGGCGGTCCGGGTTTCCCGTCTTTGCCTTGTTTACCGCGCATCGATGTCAATCGCCAGAAGCGTGCGCCGAGTGTCGGATGATCGGGTTTGACATCGTGAACTTCTTCGATAGCGGAGTACTCCGACCCGCGCCACATGACTCGTTGATTTCGCGTATAGACAGTACCGTCCTCATACGTACCTTTGTGTTTTGAGCGATAGAGTCGAATCGTTCCGCCTTCGATCGGCGTGCCATCGGCGCGCACAAACGTCGCCGTGTCCTGTTCCTCGTCCTGCACGATTCGCAACTGCTCCAACGTCCCATTCTGTCCGTCTTGGCCATTTATCCCGTCGCGTCCGGGCGCACCATCGAGTCCTTTGTCGCCCGGTGGCCCCATCGGGCCGGATTGCCCGTCGCGGCCGGGTTGCCCGTCGCGCCCCGGCTTGCCCTCTGGGCCTTCCGGTCCCCGCTCCCCCCGTTCGCCGGGTGGGCCAGGGGCGCCATCTTTCCCGTGCATCCCGTCGCGTCCGGGTACGCCATCGTCGCCTTTCGGACCCGGAGCGCCATCTTTGCCGTCATGCGGGATCGGGCGCGCTTCGAGATCGCCGGTTCGGCGATCCAACTGCGCCATCTGCTCCCGCATCTCCGCCACGGCCGCCTCGATTCGCAGATTCACATAGCGATGAACCGCGGGCGCGATCATTTTCAGGACGGCTGCGAGTTCGCTCGCCGGAATCGTCATTACGCCGCCATGGCATCAAGATCTGTTAGTTCCTTGAAGAACAATTCAATCCCGTCCGCCTCTTTCATCGCCGCTGGTTCTGGTGCTGGAGCCGGAGTTAATGGCGGCGTCGGTGGCGGGGGTTGCTGACTATCCCGCCGCGCCAACGCGGCGAGGCTGTACTGTTGCTGCTGCAGCATGGGCGAGTCGCCGCCTTCGACCGGTTTCAGATTGTTCTTCTGCCGCCCTTCGTTCGGCGTGTACAACCCGCCCGTAATCCCCTTCGTCGCCGCTTCCACCGCGGTCAAGGTATCCATCCGATAGAGGGCCGTCTCGTCGAACTCGATTGCGTAGCTACTCGGCAAATCCAAGCCCTTCGCCAACCCGATCTCGATCGCTTCGAGATGTGTCTGGAGCGCATCGGTCGCGTACTGGAGATTCACCGCCTGAATGTTGTTGTAGGACGGCATCGGCCCGAGGCCCACTTTGAAGAGCGGCACATGAAAGACCGGCGGAATCGTTTCCGCCGAGAGCTTGAGCGATTCGATCAACTGCGCATCGACGGCATTGGTGACCGGCACGCCTTCGAACTTCATCCCGTCACCGAGCACCATCACGCGGCCAGCATTGAGCACCCCGGTGTAGTTCTCGTTGAAGTTCTGGCGGAGCTTCGCGGCATTGTCGTCGCTAATCGCGCCCGGCACGAGAATCACGCCGCCCGGCATGGCGCGATTACCAAAAAACGTCGCGCTGTGTTGCTGGATGTTGAGGCCCTGACTGGCCGCCAGCCAGCACGCCGAGAGCGGCGAGAGGCCGACGAGCTGATGGAAAAAACAATTCATCCGGTCGTGGATGATCTCGCTCGCCGGCAGGATCAAATCCGTTTGCGTCGTCAGGCCACTCAGGTAATCGACGCCGAGTTGATAGAACACTTCGCCGCTCGGCGAGACGAGCGGCCGGACGCGATTGGCGTCGAGCACATGCAATTCATTCACGACGCGCCGATTGTCGCGGCCTTTCAGAATGTAGGCGTTGCCGTAAATCAGCTTCGACAGCACCCACGATTCGAGAAACTGCATCCGGTGTTGATAGTGGTTCGGTTCGTCGAGCACCGACGAGAAGGCGGGACTCGTCGTCGGCGTGGAGATGCCGTTCTCGTCCACGCTGACCAGATTCAGCCACAATTTCCCAATGTCGGAGGCAATCAAGGTGAGGCAGGCAAAGACCGTGCTATGGGTCAGAATCGTCTCGCGCGAGAGTTCAACGTTGCGCTGCCACGCGCCCGGAAACGATTCCAGCACCCGAAACCAGCCGCGGTGGTCAGCCGGTACAAGATTCTGCGGGACTTCTTTCCGCCGCAGACCCGCAAGCCAGCGCGTGAGGCGCTCCAGCATTTACGACTCCGCCGTGAGATCACGCCGACTGTACCGACGCCGTCGGCCGGGTTTGGACTCGCTTCTCTGGCTGTCCTCGGTGTCGGTCGTGTCCGTCTCGGTGTGCTCGATCTCCGTCGGCTCCGTCGTTTCCGTCAGGGGCGGTGTCGGCGGCACGTCTTCCACTGTGGGCGGTGCAGGCGCGGGCGGCGGGACGGCGGGCGCTTTCGCGTACGGGGCCAAGTCCACCCGCCGTCGATGCCGGAGACTCAGCGCATCAGGAATCGTCGCGCGAAACAGGGTGCCGGGCGCGTACGTCTGCCCGCGATAGGTGACCGAGAGTCGCGCCCGGACCTGAATCGTCTGCGCCATGATTACGACGACGACGGCGCGTAGGCAGCACCCGTGATCAGCGAGACAGCTTCCGCCCGGCGTTTCTTCCAGGTGATGAACCGCTCGGCCCGGATGCCGATACAGTTTTGCTGCCAGAGCGAGAACGCCGGCGTGTTGCCGCCGGCCATGTCCAGCGTCGCCTGGTTGCTCGCATCGAGCCGCACATCGCCATCATCGGCGAGCAGGATTTCGTTCGCCTTGACGAAGATGATGTCGCCACTCGGCACACTGGACGAGACGATCACCGGGAACCCGAGCAGCGTCCCGCCCATGACTTCGACCGTCGGGAACACGAACTGCCCGAGGGCATTGCGCAAGGTCGCAATCCCGCGCGAGAGGGCCGGCGGCATGATCACCACGACACTCTCGGTCCCGAGATCGGCGGCATCGAAATCGCTGAGCGCGGTGTTGAGATCCGTATAGAGCGAATCGGCATCCGTTCCGCTGGCGCCGTGTCCGCTGACGCCATTCGTGACGCTCGCCGGATTGTTTGCCCCGGCTGAGACACTCGGGGTAATGAACTGCGCGTCAATGAAGCGCGCCATCTGTTCGACGAGATCGCGGCGCACCGTCTCTTCGGCCGAGGGCGTGGACAGGCGCACGAGCTCTTCGGTCAACACCACGATGCCCGCGACTTTGTTCCACGTCAGCGTCACCGCGTCGAACGCGAGTTCGGACACCGGTTTCGCGGCGGCTTCCCCGACCCAGTTCACCGTCGATCCGCCGGTTTGAATCGGAATCCGCACGTTGAAGGGCACCCGGCGGAGGCCCGGAATCTTGCCGAGGATCGTGGCGGGGCGCAGCAGTTCGATGAACTCGCCCGCCAGATTGGTCGGATAGGTGAGGTCCGATCCCCAAGACGGACTCCCGCCCGCGGCGGTGCCCGCCGCCGCTTTGATGTAGGCCGAGACTTCCGGCGTCTGCGCATCCCACCGCTTCGCGTATTCGAGCGCATCGGACAGACTGCCGCGGCCGGCGGCAATCGCCATCGCGTAGCGGGTGAAGAGTGTCCCTTTCGGGAGGCTGTCTTTCACTGAGATCTGAATCCCGGCGCGACTCTGCGTGCCCTGCTGTGACGTACTGCCACTGACCGGTTGCGCGGCGGCGGCTTGCCGCTGCTGCTGATCCTGCAAGCGTTGGATGTGCGCGTTGATGTCTTTGACTTCGGCCGCGAGTCCGTCGTACTCCTCGGTCTGCGCCGCATCGAGGGTGACGCCTTTCTCGTTGGCGGCATCCATGAGTTCCGTCATGCGGGCGTCTTTGGTTTCGCGCGTGCGTTCCCAGTCTTTGATCTGATCGGCGAGGGTTTTCTTCATGGATCGTCCAACCGGTGCCAGAACGACACCAGCACGACGCCCCGCAGCAGCGGAGGAGTGAACGGGATCGACCAGGGCGCCGGTGCCCGACAGGGCGAGCGTCCGCTGATCGCAGGATTTGATCGATTGAATCGAGGCGTCCGCGTTGGCCGGAATGGTGACCGCGCTCAACTCGAGCCAGAGCCACTTCGTGAAGCGAATGCCCCACGTGCCCTTGATGTCTTCGTGCGCGAGCGGTTTGAAGCCCACCGACAGGCCGCGCACGAGGCCCGACTTGATCGAGAGCCACGCATCGCGCAAGCGATCGGCGAGCGCGCCGGGCTCGTCAATCTTCACGAGCTGCGCTTCGATCGCGATGCCCTCATCGGTGACCGTGGCTTTCGTGACGTGCCCGATGGGTTGATCGCTCCGGTGCTGCCAGAGCAAGGGAATCGGCAGCGTGAAGGTGACGCCGTGCGGCTCGAGGATGTCTTCCATCCGATCCGGGCTGGGCGTGGAGGCAATGCCGCTGATCACCCGTTCGGCTTCATCAAACGACTTCAGCGTGAGCAGACTGTAGGCGTGCGGCACTCGCGCTTGAGCGTAAACGCACTTCACGCGGACGGGAATTAATCTGTAGGAAAATTAGGACGAGAGCTTGAGGATGAGGACATTCCGCAGCACGCCGGAGACCGATTGATCCTGCTGCCGCGCGAGCCGGAGCAAGCGATCATGCACGGCCGGCGACACCCACGTTGTCACCGGTGAGAGCGGTTCGTCTTTGCGGGGACGCCCGGGGCCGCGTGGAGGTTTCGGCTCAGTCATCGGCCGACAAACAACATCTGAAATTGCGGCGGCGGCTTGAGCAACCCGAGCGCTTTCACGCCCATGATCTGCGCGACGGCGCCATCGATGCGTTTCGCCGCATGCTTCGGTTTGATCGGGCGGATCCGTTTCGCGTCATCCTGCTTCACGCTCGCGTTTTCCCAGTTCCACCGCAAGACGCGGTGTCCATCCTGATGGACCCGTTTCCCCTTGATGAGCGCTTCGGTGATCTGACTCGGCTCGGACAACTGGGCATAATTCTGCAACACTTCGACGATTTGCAGCCCGGCTAAATCCCGGAGCTTGGTCGCCAAGTCGGTCGCAAAGGCCGGGTCATACCCGATCGTCCCCTGCTTCAACCGGGGATAACGGGGCAGGATCTTCATCGTGATGTCCTGGTAAATCCGGCTGTAATCGATGATGTCCCCTTCCGTCGCCGTCACCAACCCCTGCTCGACCCACAAGGCGTATGGCACGCCGTCTTCTTTCTCGTGCTGCTTCAGCGTGTTCTCGGGAATCCAGAAGTACGGCCGGACGAACACTTCGTAGTTCAATTCGATCGGCTTCGTCACCACCGCGCCGGTCGCTTCTTCCGTCACGACATCGATCGCGAGCGGCTGCGGCAAGTATTTCCGAAAGACGACGACGAACGCCGCCAGATCCCATTTCTGCGCGAGGTCCAATCCCGCCGCGCAGTCGAGGTCGATCAAGTTGGCATCGGTGAACGACGATTGGCACGCATCCCACCATTCGATCGGGATCCAGGCGGTCGCTTGCGAGGTCCACCGGTTCCCGTGCAGTTGAATAAACGAATTGCGCTTGCGGGGCTCGACCAGGGCGGCCTGGACTTCATTCTCGAAATACTCCGCCTGCATCGTGATGCCGTAGCCCGGATTCACCCGGCGCAGCGCCGCTTCCGAGGTCCAGTCTTCATCCGGTCGCAATTCGAACACCATCGGCAGATAGAACGGATCACTGACGTTGCCGGTGATCACGCGCCGGGCATAGTCCCATTCTTCGAAGCAGATGGATTCCGTATCGGTCCCGGCGGTGGTAATCATCACGAGCACCGGCTGCCGACGTTTGCCCATGCCGCGGGCGAGCGCATCGTAGAGATCGCGATTCGGCTGGGCATGGAACTCGTCAAAAATAATTCCGGCCGGACGAAAACCGTGCTTGGTACTGGCATCACTTGAGAGCACTTGAAAGTATTCCGTCGACCCGCGCAGCTTGATCGAATCTCGGAAGACATCGACCCGCGAGGCCAGCGCCGGACTCCGCTGCGCCATCGCCTTCGCCGAGTCATGAACGATGCCCGCCTGTTTGCGGTCGGCGGCGATCGCGTACACCTCGGCCGCCGGCTCCCCGTCGAAGAAGGCGAGATACAGCCCGAGGCCGGAGGCGAAGGCGGATTTCCCGCTGCCCTTGGGCACGGCGAGGAAGACTTTGCGAAACCGTCGGAGATCATCGCGGGTTCGCTTCCAGCCAAAGAGCGCCCGGACGAGATAGCGCTGATACGGCAACAGCGTGAACGGTTTCCCGTTCCAGTCGGCGCCGATATGATGCTGCAGGCAGTTGGGGAAGAACTCTTCGGCAAACCCGGCGGCGTCGTCGTCGAAATAGGTCTGCCCATCCGGACTTTCCCACCGGTCCCGCCAGACGGCGGGAATCTCCAGCGTGACGCCGGGCCAGCGCTGCGGCGGCGGATCGCCCTCGCCCCACCACGGGGATCGCTCAACCGGTGGCTTACGCCGACTTGGCGCCTGGGAGGGCACGGAGATAGCGCTCGGCGGGGCTCTCAGTCGGTTTCGGATGGGCCTTGACGCCTGTCCGGCTCGCGGGCGTCAGGCCGCATTGTTGCCGGAGCTGGTTCACCTGGGCGCGGAGCTTCACCACCATGCCCTGATAGCCTTTCGCAATCGCCAACTCGAGGCCGGCCTTCCGTGCTTTGGCTTCATAGCGGCGGAGGTCCGTCAAGGCGCGGCAGTAATCTTCGAAGGCCGTGAGATCGGCGGTGGTGAGCACACCGCGCTCGCTGAGGTGCTGGATCTGGCGCGTCCACTCCGCCAACCCCGCGCCCTGTAAGCCGTGCGGCGGCTCCACGCCACTCGGGGCATCGAGGTGCGGCTCCTCGTAATTCACCCGACTCGGCCGCCGTTCGCCTTTGGCGACCTGGACCGCTGTCGGTTGTGGCGTACGACCCATCCCCGGCCTTAAAAATTCTGTCCGTGTGTGTTTCGATGCAGCGGCTGGTTTTTTGGCCGAGATCGGAAGAGCACAC